AGCCAATAAAGCTTCAGGCATTAACATGGGATGGGATGAATTCTTGAATATCTATGATGATACCTTTAATAGTTACTGGGCATATAGAAATAAAAAATAAACCCTACTGATGATTCCACTTGACTAGTGGATGAAACTCTGGCATAGTCCAGAGTATAGGGAAGTCATCTTGTGCTACTACGCTCTGCAATAGCACGACCATAGGCAAGGTTATTTTCTAGTTACTTTAGATAATCGGTGTAATAGTCCAGCTTTCTAAAATAACGCTTTACAAGACTAAAAGAATATGTAACTATAATAAGACAAGAGAAACAAAAAGGAATTGACAAAAGAAAAAGACAGTGCAAGTATAGAAGTATAATAAAATGCGATTAGGTGATGATGCGCTTAAGATTGTATCCATACCATCACCAAAGGCAGATTACTAGGCCAGAGTAAGTGGGCAGGTTAGAATCCTGATAACCAATGATGGACTCCCACAAGTAAACAAAGCTGACAAGGTGATAGCAATATCCTTGTATCATGGTTGAGAATGGCAACACAATGCACGCCATGCAATGCAAGCGTCAGCAATCTCTTACTATACACAAGGCATAATGGTATGCCTGTATAGCCAGATGGAGTAGATAACAATGGCAAAGAATCGTAACACTGAAACAATAATCACCATAGTTAAACCAGAGCAAGTCCTGTTCAGACGCAAGACTAATCGCTATGGTAAGCGCAAGGGTACAATGTCCAGTAATTCACGCTATCTAATGGTTGGGCGTGATGTACTGACAGGACAGTTTAAGTCATTACGTGTTTGACTTACAGGGGACAATGCTTTATCATGGCATTGTGCCTTGTGTATAGTAAAGAGGAGTAGAGTAATGACAGTAGAAAACATTATATCAATCTATAGACTAGCAACACCAGAGGAAAAGCGTGATGGTGTTGTGTGGTACGCTCAGGCTCTAGCAGAGTGCAATCGCATTGCGCTAGACTATGACGTACCTTTGCATATCGTGGTCGGTGTGTGTGCGGCTCTATCGCCCAACAATAGATGGGACAGGAACATCATCAACACACTGGACATGGTGCAAGCCTTCATCAATGGTGATGATATAGACAGCTTCAAGGTAAGTACATATCACACTATGAAGGCGAAGGCTTGGAGTATACTAGAGGCAATGCCAGAGACAGAGGCAGAGGTAATCACTATCCTCAATGGGCAGAAGATTATTAGTTTCTTTCAGAATATCATGGGCTATGATACCTGTACTATTGATGGTCATGCACGTAACATTGCGTATGGTGTAAGAGAGGGCTTGACAGGTAGCATAAGCATAGGTAAGAAAGAGTATGCAACACTGCAAGCTGAGTATGTAGCGGCAGGTAAGAAAGTGCGGCTCAATGGTAGAGCATTAAAAGCCTTTGAGATGCAAGCTATCACGTGGGTAGCATGGCGTAGAATACATGGCATAGGATAAGGGGTTGACAGATGTTTATAATTGATGTATTACTAGTGGTAAATGTAGTAGCAATAGGGATTGCATTAGGACTAGCAGGTATAGCCTATGCAGGGATGATACTAGATAGCTTTAAGGAGTAGAGTAATGGATGCTAGTTTAGATAAATTCAAAGAGGATGTAAGAAAGTTTACAGATGCTACAATGCGAAGTCATCTATGGAGTGGCGAGGTATCAGCCTTAGCTAGGCTTATAGCTGAAATAACAGAGGTATCAGATTTATCTAAACTTAAAGATGAACTGAGAGACAGGCAAGACAACGCACTAGTCCAAGCTAATTATTGGAGAGACAGAGCAGTTAAGTATCATGCAGAAATAGAAGGGGAGTAGAGACAATGAAACTAGAAGTAAACACAATAGACTATGATGTACCAACAGAACATCTAGTGGAAAGTTTAGGAGTGCTACCTCATTGGGTACGAGAGAGCCATATACTAGGCGTGGACTGTATGAAGTCCTATCTCAATGACAGGTATGGCTATGGACTGTACGAGTACAAGGGCAAGGTCAAAGAGGATGGAACATATCAGTCAGAGTTTGAGGATGACGAGGACTTAGCATTTGTAGCACGTATGAGGACACAGTTAGGCATGGTGTACTTCTATCCCTATGCTATGGTAGCAATACCAACAGACGATGGACACTTTGTAACAAGGATGGACTAATGACCAAGCAGATAGAACTTGACAGCGACAGCATGGTAGTGTATATAGGTGGGGAGTATTATCCAGCACAGTTAGAGTACCACCAGAATGATATAGTCGACCAGTATGTAGTAGCTGTGTTAGAGTATGAGGTAGAGTTTGAACCAGAGATAAGGATAGTAGTTGACAATGACAACAACAAGTGATATAACTATAGATGAGTATGTACTCATGGCTGAGTATGACTTGCACGTAATAGCTGACCAAGATGACTACCTATTATTCATAGCTGGTTTGTATCGTAGGGCAGGTGTATTAAAGGATGGATATCCTGAGGAGTTATTCAATGTCAAAGATAAATCCAGTAGCAAAGGCACTGCTACAGAGCAGACGTAGGACACAGTACCTACCAGATAAGAAGAAGTACAACAGGAAGAGGGACAGGCATGAACATATTTTATCTGAGCAAGATACCAGAGGAAGCGGCAGAGATGCACTGCGACAAGCACGTAGTCAAGATGATACTTGAGACAGCACAGCTACTCAGTACTGCACATCGACTGTTAGATGGTGATTGGTGGCCAGACTACGTAGGTCTGTACAAATGTACACACAAGAACCATCCATCTACTGTATGGGTACGTAGTAGTGTTGACCATTACGAGTGGACACTTGACTTGCTGTTCTATCTGTGCAAGAATTACACACTAAGATATGGTAAGATACACAAGACCATGAGATTACTTGACAGTCTTGCAGTACTACCAGAGAATATACCAGACGAAGGCTTCACTCAACCACCACAGTGTATGCCTGACCAATACAAGACTGACTGTTCAGTAGATGCCTATCGTGCATACTACATAGGCGAGAAGTCTGAGTTTGCAGTCTGGAAATACAGCGACACACCAGTGTGGTGGAAGGAGACAGTATAATGAATATAGAAACAAGACAAAAGATGCTGGAGCATACCAACAAACTGAGAGATATAATAGCAACACTCTTTGACTGTCAAGATATCTGGATGTCCGATGTTAAAGCATTAGATGCTATGGTTGATGACTTCAAACAAGAGTTTAACCTTGTTAATAAACAAGGAGAATACTCATACTACAGCACACTAATTCTAGGGGATGACGATGACAAGGAATAAGTTTGATGATGCGTATGTAATGGGATACCACAATGCCTATCATGGTATTGGGTACATCAATGAGTACAACAAGGACAAGCAGCCTCAGTACCACATCAAGTACAAGCATGGGTTTGAGGATGGAAACAAGATGAGAAACAAGGAGAAGTGGAATGAGTTTGGGATACACTAGATGTCCATACTGTAACTCAGGTGAAGCTGAGAGACTGTATGCAGTAGACCACAAGGTTGAATGTTACTGTCATAACTGCTATGCTGAGTGGACTACTGAGCCTGATGTAGTACAAGATACACCTTATGAAACCTTTATGTTACAGAACTATGGTGAGGTAGCATGACGTTGTTAATCATAGGATGGATAGTAGCTATGTGGTTGATAGTGCTGTTCGGTAGTGTTACTGATAACCATGATGGTGTAGTAGGACTACAATTTGTAGCCATGTTAGCAGGTGTACTGGTGATAGGTGTAGCAGGTATGTTTAGTATACTCTAGTATACCTTAGTAATAATATAGTTAGTTTCAAAGGGGGTACTGGCATGGATGTAACTTTAGAAACAACCAGCGATGGCTTTGCTGTCACAGACCAAGAACTAATTGACCACCAATTAGAATTAGAAACAGACATGATAACAGGAGGGATTACTCGCTTTCGTAAAGAGAGAGACAAGTCCATAGAGGCTGGCAAGGAAGCACGTACTGCACATGGCAGGGCTATCATAGCTAGACTAGTGGCTGATGTATGTAATGGTATAACTGAGTGGTTGTCCAACCCAACAAACACATCAAGAGATATAGCATGGAAGCGTATCAATCACATGGATGCAGAGCAGGTAGCATACCTATCACTGGTCACACTGATTGATGGTCTCAGTAGAAAGAACACACTGCTGTTCATAGCTAGGTCTATTGGTGGGTCAATAGAAATACAAGACAGACTAGACAGATGGATAGCTGATGATGGTGACATAGCTAAGAACACAATCAAGGAAGCAATGAAGAAAGCCTATGGTGCTAGACGCTATGGCCTTACCCACAAGATGAACAAGGATGGACAGGATACAGCATGGGATAAGTCAGAACGTGTACACGTAGGCTTCAAGATGGTGGACATCATTATCAGAGAGACAGGTATCGTCAAGCTACACACTCAGCAGTCTGAGAGAAAGCGCAAGACTACCTACGTTATACCTGAACAAGAGACAAAGGAATGGATTGCTGCTTTCAATAGCTACATGGAGACAGCCAGACCTAGATACTTACCATGTGTTATACCACCTAAGAACTGGACAGATGTTACAGGTGGTGGGTATCATGGGCATGAGATAGATAAGCTACCAATAGTGAGGCGCAGATGAGTTTGAGAAAACACTTGAATAGATTAAGAGACTGTGATATAACAGAGGAATACCAGTGTCTCAATACACTGCAACAAACTGAGTGGCGTATCAACACAAAGGTACTTGAAGTGGTACGTCAGTTGTGGTCTAATGGTGCAGAGATTGGTAAGCTGCCACCAAGAGATGACTTACCTCTACCACCCTACCCATTTGATAATAAGAAAGAAGAATTGACTGAGGATGAGAAGGTAGCGTTTCGTAATTGGTCACGCAAGCGAAGCCATATCTACTCCGAAAACAATCGCAGTGTGAGCAAGCGTATACAAGTAGAGCGTACCCTACAGATTGCTGAACAGTACAGCAGGTATGATAGGTTCTACTATGTGTGGCAGAATGACTTTAGGTCACGCAAGTATGCAGGTAGTACGTTCCTCTCACCTCAGTCAGCCGATTGGAGCAAGTCACTACTAGAGTTTAGCTACGCACTACCCATCAACAGTTGGGATGACGCACGTTGGTTGTGTATTCATGGTGCTAACCTGTTTGGTAATGACAAGGTAACACTTGATGAGCGTGAGCGTTGGGCTTGGGACTACGCTGAGATGTGGGTACACAGGATAGTATCCAACCCATACGATTGTCTGGTCTGGACTGAGGCAGATAAACCTTTCCAGTTTCTAGGCTGGTGCTATGAGATGGCTGGACTACTGAAGCATGGCTGGGGATACGAGACACGCTTCCCTGTATCTGCTGATGGTAGTTGCAATGGGCTTCAGCATCTCTCTGCTATCCTACGTGATGAGCGTGGTGGTCTAGCTACCAACCTGATACCAGCTGAATTACCTCAGGATATATACACGCAGGTAGCTGAACAGGCAAAGGCCACGATGCAGAAGGATGATAACCCTCTTGCTAAACTGTGCCTTGAGTTTGGTATTGACAGGAAACTAGCCAAGCGTCCTGTTATGATTGTACCCTACTCAGGTACACGTCATGCCTGTAGGCAGTAC